CATCACTTAGGGAGACTTTAAAAATGACTGTAGAAATGGAAATTCAGGAAGCATACATTCGCGGCATCGTCAACGAATTGAAGGCGACCATCGACCCTCAATTCCACGACCGTTATGATTTTTCGCGGGTTCGTAATTTGGAGGATGCAAAATTCTTTTTACTCGAGGCGATGGATCTGGACCACCTCGCAAAATAATCCGCTCCGGGCCAGGCGTCAAAATTTCTGGACTTTTTCAGGGATTTTGGCGCCGGCGCGCCAGTAGTAGTGCTACTACGATTTTGTACAGTGTTGCCTGCGCCAGTTTACCAGTGCGGGGTCGAAAAGTCAAGTCTTTTTTGCACGATTGCATAAAATTTTTTTCGATGCGACTAGTCTCTGCTGAACCCCGCCCCACCCTGGTAGTATACAGGCAGGCCCGGGAAAAGTCAAGGATTCTTTGGGGCAATTGTGCACAAACCTGGAAAGCGCATCGCGCCAATTTTACAGTAGTGCACCGACGATGTCAAGTACTTTTTACGGCATTTGTGCAAATTGTGAAAAATACCAGTCTTGGTTGCGGCGCCGATTATAGTAGTGCGGCGACGATTTGTCAAGCACTTTTTGGGGTAATTGTGCATAAAAATAGAAGTAGAAGTCTCTGCGGGGTTATAGTAAGATATCGACAGTTTTTCGCGGTAGATTTGGGCAAATTAGACTTGACCCCGTCGAGGTCGTGAGCGGCCCCCCGGAATTCGGTTGCGGTAATTTATGACCAATTCGGAAAAATAGTTCTTGACTTATAGTGCCCGTGGTAGTATAATGTTTACATTAAATAAGGAGACTGCTATGGAAAAAATTATTGCTGTAACATTCGACATCGCTGACCAAAAGTGCAAAATGTATAATGCACTGGAGTGGCACAACTTTCTTGCTGACACACGAGAGCAGGCACAAGCTGCTACACGTCCTGCGGCTGGCACACTAGAAGACCTGTTTGACGAAGTGTATGGTGACGAGTTCTGGTTTGAAGTAATACCCAACCCGTTCGCTGTCTATCAAGTTGGCTTTGACCTTCGCACAGAAGAGTTTGTACTCTGTCAGAGCGACAACGAGTGCGAGTTTGTTCAGGCATTGCTTGAAGACTCTGGCGACGAAGAAGAATTTTTTTGGGCGGACTGAAAATTATTTCTTGACTTTCACGCCCCTCAGTAGTATAATTACTTTATTGAATCGAAACACAAACAAATTTTTGGGAGAATTTTTTATGACTGACACTTTGACTGCAAAAGCATCACCTAACTACTCTGACGACATCTTGGCTATCATGGCTGAAGAGTATCAACTTGAACCAACTCGTGCTACTGTTGACGCGCTTGCTGAGCGTTTTGAGAAGACTCCACGTAGCATCATCGCAAAGCTCTCTGCAATGGGCATCTACCAGAAAGTAGAGCGTGTAACTAAGCGTGGCGAGCCTGTTGTAATGAAGGCCGAGCTTGTTGAGCGTGTGCAGAACGCAATTGGCCGAGAGTTGCCTTCACTTGCGAAGATGACTAAGCCTGACCTCCAGTTCATGATCGACGCGCTGGTAGGCTAATGCTGACTTACTCTGAAATGGTGGCGGTCGTTGACCGTCACACTTCTACTCTCTTTAACGGGCAACGCTCTGTGTTTGTGGGCGAGATTCGTAAAGAGCTAGAATATGAATGGGCATTTGACGAGCTTCAAGTGCAACGTGTAATTTTTGATATGCAAGATGCGGGGTTGATTTGGTGATGACAGAAACTAGGGCTATTTTATTAGGCTGGCTTGTAACTACAGCCTTGTTTACTGCAGAAATGATTCAAGTTCGGCAGACCATCTTTGATATGCAAAACTCGGGGGTATTATGCGGCTAACAGTGGAAAATCTACGGCATGAGCTGGATGTATTCCTATGGGAAAATCCTGATTGGGCTGATGCACAGCTAGTATTTGGCGAAGAACGTGGTGGTTATATGTTTGCTCGTCGTGTGAAGCGACGTAAAGAGCCTGGAAAGCCCTTCAACATTGAGTTTGAAGAAAAATATATCTACCAAGCGGAAAATAATTCTTGACTTTTTCACCTCTCAGTAGTATAATTACTACTTAAATCGCGGGCTATAGCAGTAGTAACATGAGCCGATTTGCTCCAACCTCTACTGACTACGCTGCGTCGCTGTTCATACTACCCAGCGTAAATGTGTATGCGTGCGTTTTTAGGTTTGGCTCGGAAACAGAACCTTGTTGCGGACAGTGGGTCAAGCATGGAGGGGCTTCCACACTTATTCGACATAGCAAAGTCCTTTGCCCGTTTCATACGGGCTTTTTTATATCCCCTCCACATAAAAAATTCTTGACAAAAATTTCAAACTCCTGTATAATTATGGTATCAAAATTAGGGAGAACCGTATGTCAAATGTATTCGAATTTCCGCAAGACCGTAATCTTAAAAAAGAGCTAGATGACCTTCGTGGTCAGCTTGAAGACCTCTATGACAGTTTAAACCGAGGCTATGAGCTTATGGATGCTTTAGAACATAAAGTAGCGGAACAGGAGGAATCCTATAACGAAGTGCTAGAACGATATACAAATGCTATTGGCATGGAAAATGTGCCAGTAGGTTATCTAGAATATGCTACAAAGAATGTCGGTCTTGACATGAGTGGCACAGAAATAACATTTAAATGGGAACCAGAGGAAAATGACGACGAAACGGAAGTGTAAAAAGTGTGGAAAGGAATTCCGAGCAGTGCTAGAGTGGGCATATTACTGCTCTGCTCAGTGTGAGCGAATTGCACATAACCCCGTTGCGAAGTTTGCAGCAAAGTTCAACCGAAGCTCGGTTCACAGAGATAAAACCAAATATACTAGAAAGAGGAAGCATCGTAGTGAGCAACTATACTGAAGAACAAACTAATATGCTAGTAGGAGCTTACCTAGATAAGCCAAGTCCAGAGACAGTAGAAGAGCTAGCAGAGTGTTTAGGTAAAAGTAAGAAATCAATTATTGGAAAATTAAGTAGAGAAGGCGTTTACAGGAGAGAGGTTTATGTTTCAAAGACTGGTGAAAAACCTATCACGAAGGTTGAGATCGTTGAGAGTATCGCTGACCATCTTGGTCTTGAGAGTAAGCATCTGGCTGGACTTGAAAAGAGCCCAAAGGAAGCTCTCCGTTTTCTTGAAAAAGCAGTAGCGGGGTCACAAGAGTTAGAGCAACTTGATAACTACCCTGGAGGTATATAATGTGCGGTGGATACTACGAGGAAGAAATGGTGGAAAATAAGTATTATGGACCCAGCACAGAGTTTAAAACCGTAGCGGGGTTTGGGCGTGCTGCAGCGATCTGTGAGCTAGAAAATATTGAATGTAGGCTCGATCCCTATAGCAATCGCATACACTTTGCAAATGAAGTAGAAGAAGTAAAGTTTACAGTAGCTTTCAGGAGGTCTTCGAAATGATTGAAATACTACCTACGATTACAATGTGGTTGATCTACGGAGTTGCTGGAATGTTTCTAACACTAGCATCAATCTGTGCTGTAGGCGCTATAGTTTATCCTTTCTATCTCATATTTGACGGAATTAGACGTAAATTATTGTAAAGTATTAGGGTCTTTTACGACCCTTTAAAAAAATTTCGGCTTTTGCGCAATTAGAAAAAATTATTAAATTTTGAGTAATTCAGTTTGTATGTTTTGACCCGCTTTAGAGTTATTTGATTATCGGGGTCATTTGGTTTGTCGTAATCGTTACCTTGATTTGTAACAGATTAGAAGAGGATTGTAGCGTGGTTATATGTACCTTCAGATATCTTACTGAAATCCCGTGTATGCAACACTCCTACGCTCAGGGCTTCGGGTGTTGCTTATGCACATAATAGCAGTATTATCTTTGGTACACATTAGTTGGTAAGAATTATGATTGACTTGATTGTCTATCAATTTATGATATATTTTATCACACTTTTTGGCATAAGTAAAATACTGTTTTTGCCTTGGTGTATGGTAGACAAGGCTGGGCGGGATGAACTGAAGTAAAAATAATGTATTATTAGAAAGTAGAGTTGAAATTAGAGGAGTTGGAACTCGCTCTCAAGTTCGAATTCTATGGCAGGATCGTAGTTTTTATCTTGTGGACCACAGAATTGTTCAAGATAGCGTTTACAAGCGAAATCCCAGCGACCACCTGATTTGTGATACTGAGAAACAGCAGGCTCATGAAGAAGAATGTCACGGATAGAGTCTTTGGAAGTGCCAAGAACACTAGCAGCAGTGGCTAGGCTTTGGAAGGAAGCAACTGCTTCGATAATTTGAAGATTTGTGTATTTCATTTAGTTATTATAGCAAGGTTGAGCGGGGTTGTCAACATATAAATTTGGAGTGTGGAATTGAAAAATGAAGGGAACAAAGGCGTTGGAAATCCTATGGTTCGTGCTATGGGCATTTCAAAGCCGGATAGAAAGTGGTGGCCAGAGGACTTTCACTGGTATTTAAAATGGGCTGCATCTATCATTGTATTGATGTCACTTGCAATGCGTGCAGCAGGTATCGAGTATCGAATGTATGATTTATACTTCGGTTGGGTAGGTATTCTACTCTGGATCTGGGTGTCAGTGATTTGGCGAGACCGAGCACTGATTATGTTAAACACGGTAAGCTGGTTTATGCTTACAGTAGCAATTATGAAAGAGTGGTGGGCATGAATGAATTTGGAATGATTTTAGTAATGAGTATAGCAGCTACAATGGTTATCTTCTGGCTTGTAGTAGGAGGCGAAGGTGAGGATTAAACATTTACAGGAAGCTGGAGAGACTTACTTCGAGCATCTGCGCTTCGCATGGTCAGTAGGATTTGTAATGATAGTGCATGGACTATTACCTTTCGTCTGGGAATATAAAGCTACAGAGATGATGGCTCAGAAAGATATAGAGCGTCGCGAAAAGCTGAGGCGGGGTCGGAGCGGTTATGAGTGAAGGATGGGTAGCGTGCGCAGACTTGATAGATGAGTCATGGAATCGCTTTGGCGGTGCAAATATAGAATTTTCTTACGGTGGAGGGCTTATGACAAGTCCCTACCGTGTTTATGTATATAAAGTAGGAAGTCGCGAGGTTGTTTGCGAGTGGGATGGAGAAAACGCAACTCTCTCAATTTACCCCTCTTGGTATGAAACCCCGACACCGCCAGAAAATACTTCTTGACTTTTGTAACCGAAAGCAGTATAATATATAACATGAAAGATTACCAGAAAAGACCGTGGACACACGCTGAGCGCAACCTCCTCCGACTTCACTACTATTTCAAAACAGAAGAGGAGTTGTTGGAGATGTTTCCAGATCGGTCAATCAACAGTATTCGTAAACAAGTTGTCTACCTTCGAAAACGTGGGTGGGCTTTTATCAGAAAAGGAGTATTTTAATGGCAAAGAAGAAGCGTATGGGCAAGTCAAACTACACCAGCCAGGGTCTACGTCGTAGTAGCAAAGGTTGCCGTAGTCTTACACCTATGCAAAGATTGCGTAACCAGCAGGAAGCGTGGTTACAAGGAAAGCGCGTCATGCTCGTCATTGATGCAGCCGGAAACAAGGCTGAAGCTCAAGCAGTATGGGGACTACCTCCCATGCTTCGTAAAAAGGAAGCAAATGCCTCAAGTTAAAGTAAGAAATGGAAATGTCGAGAGCGCTCTTCGCGTGTTTAAAAAGAAGTGTGCAGACATTGTATGGGAGTATCGACAACGCGAATACTATACTCCTAAGTCAGAAAAACGGCGGTTAGACAAAAAAGCCGCTATATCACGTAGTAAAAGGAATAAGAAATGAGTAATTATGTAACTAACTTTGAACTGGCAGGAGACTTTATGGAAGCCTTCGGACAGGAAGTAAAGACGGAACCAGAGTTTCCTGACTTTTCTACGCGTGAGTTACGATTAGAACTCATTCGTGAAGAGTATGAAGAGCTCGAAGAAGCAATTGAAAACAGAGATATCGTGGAGGTAGCGGATGCGCTTACAGACCTACTATATGTTATTTACGGAGCCGGTCATGCATTTGGCATTGATCTTGACGCTTGCTATACAGAAGTTCATTATAGTAATATGAGCAAGCTCGGACCTGACGGTATGCCGATGAAGCGGGAAGATGGTAAAGTTATTAAAGGACCAGACTTCTTTGAGCCAGACCTTGAATCGGTATTAGCAGTAGAATAATGGATATAGGTTTACTCGGCCTACTCGCAATATTCCTCTGTCCAATGGTATTTGGTGGAATCACCATGTATTATTCACATGAGGCTATACACAAAGAAACTCTCGAGAGGTGGAAGAGATAATGTATTCAGATAAAGTAATAGATCACTACGAGAATCCTCGCAATGTTGGAAAGATGGATAGAGAGGATAAGGATGTCGGTACAGGTATGGTGGGAGCACCTGCCTGTGGTGATGTCATGCAGTTGCAGATAAGAGTAGAAAATGGAATCATTGAAGACGCGAAGTTTAAAACTTACGGCTGTGGTAGTGCTATTGCTTCTAGCTCTTTACTCACCGAGTGGGTCAAAGGTAAAAGTTTGGAAGAAGCCGGGCGAATCACTAATACAGACATCGCACAAGAACTTACACTTCCACCAGTAAAAATACATTGTAGTGTGTTGGCAGAAGATGCTATAAAGGCAGCAATTGAAGATTATAATAAAAAGGGGCACTAGGCCCCTTTATTTTATGTGATAAATACAGCTTTTGTAACCTCACATTTATGTGTTTTCTTCCGTGTTTTGAGTATCACGGTGGAACCTTTCTCTGGCCTGCCTCTTACCGATACAGCCGTAGGTCTACTTGCAGTCGTGCAGCTTGTTACAAGCGCATAGGTTTTACCCTTCTTTTCGACTACCACAATCTCCTGAGAATATGCTTGGGCGGACAACAGTGCCACCACCATTAGTAGATATTTCATTGTATTCTCCTATCGTCTCACGACGATCTCTATCGCTTCACAGCGTATTATGTTAATTTTTCACAAAATATAATATCATTTTGTAATAATATTGTAACATTTCATAGGAAGAGTTGTCAAGAACAATTTTTATGAAGGTCATGTGAAAAATTTCCCTTGACAAAACATACAGTTTTCTAGTATAATATACGAAATATTTAAAAAAGACTCGGAGAATTTTATGGTTGATTACTACATCTCTTTGATTATATTCGGTGTTTGCATGGCCGGAGCCGCAGGAACCTCCTTTCATTTAGGAAGACGAGACGGTATCGAAAGCGCAGTGCAATACTTAATAGACCAAGGAGTGTTGGAAGTAGATGACGAGCACCCAGATTTGTAGGCACGAACCCGCCTAAAGTGGTTCATTTTTGTTTAATCGGAGGCATCGAAAGAGCCCCAGCGTACCGAAAGGACGCAATTCATAAAAGGAGAACTTTATGACCAGCACTAAACTAGCTATGGCTGACCTACAGAAGTATTTGTTAGGTTTTGACCGATTCATGGACACCAACGTATTTGCAGGAACTCTTGACGGAGGATATCCTCGATTTAATGTACTTAGAGTAGGAGACCACGGTTTTCGAATTGAGTTAGCAGTTCCAAACTGGAACAAAGAAGATATCGAGATTAGCCTACACAAAGGAGTTCTAAAAGTAGAAGGTAAGACAAAACAGGAGCTTCCTGAAAATGAGTCATACATCTATAAAGGACTAAGCGGTAAGTGTTTCACACGGACGTTCGGAGTAAGTGAGCATGTTTTAATTGATCGTGCTTACATGGAACGTGGCCTGCTATGCATAGACTTGCATGAAGAAATCCCTAAGGAATTGCAACCATTAAAGGTTACTATTTCATAGGAGATATATGAAACAATTAGCAGTACTTACAGCTCTTGGAGTTGTGCTATTTGCTCATACGGGCTTTGCTACAGAAAAGAAAGAAACAGGGCAAGGACGAAGAGCGCAAAAAATGGAAGAAGTACAAGTATATGGAATTGACTTATCAAAGAAAGTTCCATTCAGGGTTGGATTAACCGACGTAGTGCTTGTACATGAATATGACGCAAAGAAAAATCAGTGGCGATTCGTCGGCACAAAAAATCTTAGCAAAGAGTCATAAGCTTGAGCGGGGTCTTCGCGCCCCGCTATTTTGGAGAAATTATGAACAGAGAAGCAGTTTACGAACAGCTAAAGATTGACGAAGGAGTTGTTTATGAAATTTATTTGGACCATCTTGGGTATAAAACCTTCGGAGTTGGACATCTCGTGCGTGAGTCAGATCCAGAGCACAACTATGACGTCGGAGAGCCCGTATCAGTTGAGCGAACAATCGAGTGCTTTGAAAGCGATCTCGATGTGGCTATAAGTGAGTGTGTAGCTCTCTACGGTGCAGATATCTGGGAAGGATTTCCAGGTGAAGTTCAAGAAATTCTTGTAAACATGATGTTCAATATGGGACGCACACGTTTGAGTAAATTTAAGAAGATGAACGCACACCTTGAGCGAGGTGAGTGGGCATCTGCGGCTGTAGAAGGCCGAGATAGTCGGTGGCACAAGCAAGTGACCAACCGAGCCGAAAGACTAATGACACGATTGGAGAATGTATAGAAATGGCAATTTTTTGCACTGAAGCAGAAAGACATCAATATGAAGAAACTGGATACTGGCGAGCATTACCAGAAATGGTGCCGTCAGTAACCTTTCAAACTCGGGAGTTAAATCCCATCACAGATAAATTTGAGTGGGTTGTTACAAACACATGGGAGCTTTTTGCAGGACGTAGAGTTCTGATGTTCTCCCTGCCGGGCGCTTTCACGCCAACCTGCTCTACCTACCAGCTACCCAGCTTTGAACAAATGGCAGAGGAGCTTCGAAACGAAGGTATTCAAGATATTCTCTGCATGACAGTGAATGACGCATTCGTATGCAACGCCTGGGCAAAGGCAAATAATCTTGAAGAAGTTCAAGTAATTCCTGACGGCAGTGGCAAGTTCACAGAAGCAATGAACATGATGGTAGACAAGGACAACCTTGGTTTTGGCCGTCGTTCGTGGCGTTACGCTTGCATTGTAGACAACGGCACTATTGAACACTGGTTCATTGAAGAAGGACGGGAAGATAACTGCCCTCGTGACCCCTATATGTTTACCGATCCAGCGTATATTTTGAATAAATTAAGGGAAGGAAACTAGCCGCGAATTTGGAGGTGTGGCTAAAATGTGTCTTGACATAGGACCTATTTTGGGGTATAATATTCTTTTAAATTAATCAAAATAGGTTTACAAAATGCCACACACTACAGAAGAAATCAACCTCGATACTGAGTTTCTCTCTGGATATGTAGAAGCAATAACTTTTCGTTATCCAGAGAGTAAAAAAGAAGAAAAGCTAATTCTTCGCATGCTCGTAGCAGGAACCAATCGAAACTACCAAAACGAGTATCGTATTCATAAAAACGGAGTTTCTGCGTTATGGAAACGAGTTGTATCTTGTTTCCCAGAAATGTCAGCCTCTAGAAATTCCTCTTATCGAAAACAGCTTCTCTCCCTGCTAGATAAAACCACGCATGACTATGAGAAAGAGTACGCAGAATATCTAGCACACTTAGAAGTTCAATGGGAACATGAAGATACTCCAAAACCTTCTAGGCAAGAAGTTATTTCAGTTGTTGCGTCTCAAGATAAAAGTTTATCAGCACAACTATATGAGCTTCTTCCTGGTTTAACAGAAAAAGAATGGAATCTTATTGACGCTTATCGAGCAACACTGTGAATTTATTTTACCTTGACAAAGATTTAGACAAGTGTGCTGAGTATCACGTAGACAAACACGTCAACAAGATGATACTCGAGGCCGCACAGCTACTATGCACGGCTATCTGGGTAGATACTCTACTTGGTTTTGTTCCTCGTGCACTTGAGAAAGACGAAGCCGCAGTGCTCAACGAATACAAAAAGCTTGAGAAACCTCTCAAGCCTGAAGAACGACAACTAACACCGTATCTGGGTATGATGTATAATCATCCCTGCACGATATGGACACGATCATCATTAGACAACTATGAGTGGACTTGGTGCTATGCACACGCACTCGCAGAGGAATTTAGATACAGGTATGGGAAAGAGCATAAATCTTTCTGGCAAGTCATTAACAAACTGCCCGACCCAGTTAATCTTGAACGAGTGGGGTTCACCACGTTTGGACTTGCGATGCCTGACGTACTCAAAAACTATGATGATCCAATACAGTCTTACCGTGACTATTATCATCTTGACAAGGCTACTTTCGCCAGTTGGAGTCATAGACCAACTCCCGATTGGTGGGATGAGTCTCTTGCTGACTACGAACAGAGGATTACAGCCCAATGAGACAAGAAGAGTTTATTGATACTTACCTTAGGTCACTGCCCCGCTCTCTTGGGTGTGCTCTAGATATTGGTGCAAACTTTGGCACCTACACAACTTTAATGAGTAAAAAGTTTCAGAGAGTGTATGCTTTCGAACCGCACCCAGACAATGTTACGGTTTTAACTAATAATACTCATAATATGCACAACGTCACTGTTATACCTCTTGCACTAAGTAGGAGAGGGGAGCCTTGTAATCTTTTTGACAACGGCTATGACGCAGGAGGGCATTCTATAAGAAGTGAGTTAGGGGAGCACGGAACGTGGGGGCACTCACCAGAAAATTTTATTGTGGTCTCTTCGACTACGCTAGACACGTTTTGCGCAGGTAAGAATATTTCATTTATAAAGTGTGATATTGAAGGAGGAGAATATGAGATTTTTTACTCAGCGGCAGAAACCCTCCATGCGAATAATATAACAATTTTACTAGAAACGCATCAAGTAACAAACTGGGATAAAGATCAAAAAGAGCGAGATGACTTACAAAACTATTTATCTAATTTTGGTTACGTTATTTACACAACAGACGGCCATAGAGTGGATCATATGGACTATGATACCCACTATATAATATTTAAGGAGTAGATAATGACAGGTAATCTATCAGAAGGATGGACAAAAACTGCAGATGGGAAAGGGCTAAGCTATAAAAGCCCTAAGCTGGTTCATGATCCAGTAAACAGTCCTGCACATTATAATCGCGACGGGGTTGAATGTATTGATGCAATGAAGCAAATTACTTCAGACGAAGGGTTTGAAGAGTATTGCCATCTCAATGCGTTTAAATATATCTGGCGTTGCAAAAATAAACAAAATAAAAAACAAGACGTAGAAAAAGCAATTTGGTATCTGCGTATGATGATAGGAGATGATCCTCGTGAGTAAGGGAAGCAGACAGCGACCTATAGATCCAAACCTAGAACGTAAAGTATTTGAAGATAATTGGGATAGAATATTTAATGGTAAGAAGATTAAAGAAAAAAGACTACGAGAATCTGAGCGACAGCAATATATCGAAAGTTATACGCCTATTGAATGGAAAGCAACCCATTTCCAAGAAGGAAGCCTGCAGTATGCTGAATATAGCATACAATACCACGCGCCTACAACGGATCATTGATGATTACCAAGATAAAATCGAGTATCGAGAAGTACGTAAAAAGCAGAATCGCGGACGAGGAGCAACAAATGAAGAAATTCGTGAAGCAGTTGAACGATACCTTTCCGGAGACTCCATCGCAGAGATCGCGGGAGGACTATTTAGATCGAGTGGATTCATTAGATCTATCATTGAGCGAGTCGGAGTACCAAAGGTTGAGAGAGAAAGCGGAGTCGCTGTACTCCCTGAGTCTTGTATTTCGGAATCGTTTTCGCCCGGAGAAATCGTCTGGTCAGCAGTCTACCAAAAGCCCGCAAGAATCGAACAAGAACTCTCCGTCGACTACCAAGCCGAACGAGCTGGATTCATAGACGTCAACTATGAAGAAAAATATGGGAGTAAATGCTACGCGATTTATGTTATGGAAGAGATTAGGGACGATACAGAAAAATGGGCTAACGTGGAAACAGGTGGTTATTTTGCTTACGCTCTCGCGTACGACCTTGGAAAGCTCTCACACCTAGAAAAATACGGAGTAGATTTGTCCCGTATCTAAAAATATTTCTTGACATTTTGTACTAAATGTACTATAATATGTATTATTGAATAAAGGAATATTTATGAAACACGAATTGAACAAGACTTACCACTTCAACATTCCCACAGAAAATCTTCGCTTTGGAGACCTTTCTGGTGAAGAGTGTGTAGAGCTTTTTCGAGATGGACGTGTTGCGGCTCCTTTCTTTGAGCGACAGATTCCCAAGTGGTTCCCCGAGCTTACCTTTGTAGATCAAAAAGGCTACGATCACGTTGATGAAAGTGGAGTATGCTATGATGCAAAAGGGTTTACAAATGGTGGGTGCAAGTTTATGCCGAGTCGTATGATGGGCGTAGGTAGAACTTTTGACGCTGAAGAAGCTCAAGAGCACGCAGAAGAATTAATATATATTATTCACGAAATTATTGATTTTCCAAAGGTTCGTCTTATATTTAAAAAAGGCTCTGACCTAGTTAAAGACTTTCCAAAATGTAGTATTCCAAAAGGCAAAAGGGAGGTTCTTTTTGCAGAGTAAAGACTTAGACAAATTTTATACAGATCCGCAAATAGCGGATCTTTGCGCATCTACCTTTTATAAATATGTAGATAGTAATAGTGTGGTTGTTGAACCAGCAGCGGGTGCAGGAGCCTTCGCTCCGTATGTAAC